AGGGCCCAAATGTTTGGTATGGTGATTTAAATAGCATGTGTGATGTTAAACGAAGTTTGGTAAAATTTCATTTGACAGTCCCTGTCCAAGGCGTTGAGCCCATTGTTAAACTTGCTGAGAAAGTTCTTTCTAGGATGTTAAGTGATAATAATACTCCAATTATTGGTCATTACATCAAGAAAGTGAAGGAAATAGCCGGAGAAGAATTTCTTCGAACTCAAGTTAATAAATTAAATAGTACCCAATTGAGAGCGTTAGGTAGGAAACCAGATGAAATTGATATAGTTGATGTCAGATATCCCTGGTTGGCATTAGGAAAAAAAATTGTTATGAAGGATGATCCAAGTGAACAATACCCCAACGAATTTAGTAGTTGGATGTGGTCTATTGTTGAACGTGATTTTCAAACTTTTTCTTGTGATGCATTTCTTACCTGGCTTAAAACAGTTTCACATGTTGAAGAATTATTACAATGCCCTAATTGTATGTTAGTTCTTGAGCACCCTTTAAACACAAATGCTACCATTAATGGTGAAGTCATTGGTCAACCAGTTACCAATGTCGTGCTTCCCATGGTTAAAAAGCAGGATAAACAAGAATCTGTAAAAAGATTTGAGCAAGCAGTAGTTGAAGCATCAACCCAGAGTAAGACCAAGAAGTATACTCCGAGGGCTCTGAAGCCAAAATTACCTTTAACGGGGACGAGCAAACCAAAATTTGTTGTCTCTTTGAAACCAAAGGCGTAAGCCATGCTAGATGCGGGTGATTCCCGCATTCATAAAAAGCAAAACTCTTAATTATATGAATTCTTTAGAAGTCAAATTGGTCCCTAAACAGGCCAAGTCTAAGAAAAACAACAAGAAAAGTAAAAAGAAAATCCCCATTTTAGCTAACACTTCAATGGTCATATCTAAACCCAAGGTTAAAGCCGGACTCGACTCAGGTGTAGTCAATGTGTTGAAACAGAACACTGTCATGAAAATTTGTGCGTTAACCGATCCGTTTTGTGGCCATGCCAATGGTGTAGCTTATCCAGATGGGATGGTTGGACTTGTACCGTTTACGGTACGAGGACATTATGCCATCGGCACACATGCTGCAGGAGAATCTTTTACTATTGTAACAACCGCGTTTCCGTATAACATTTTACATTCCACATCAATTGCTGCTGGAGTGTTCACGTTAGAAGCAGCGCAAGTAGGAGTCAATACTGGTGGTCTCACCAATTACTTTGGAAGCTACAGACCTGTTAATTGCGGATTTATTCTCCGTAATTTGTCAAATGTTGCTAATACATCGGGGTATGTTATTGTTAGAAGAATAGCATACGCTGATCAAGCACCAGGTTCAACTGTTAGTGAAGGTAACTGTTTTGGGATCGATGTATATACTTTTCCAATTGCTCCAGGGATGGAAATTCCCTTTGTTTTTCAACCAATGACTGGTCCCGAAGCTTATGACTTAATAATTCCTTCTATCACCACTGCACAATCCTCCAGTATCACATATACTGCATGGGACACTTTCACTATTGAAACTGTTGGTGCTGTCGATTCAACTCTTGCGTTGGACCTTGAATGTTATTTTCATTATCAAGGGCAACTCAAAGCAACATATGCTCCACTTTCCGGGCTTACTAATAATTCTGTCAAACAGGCAGATAGTAAACTGGCTGAAACTGCTAATGTTGTTCGTAGTAAATTGACCTCAACTTTCATTGAAACTGCAACCCTGTTGGGCCAGAAAGCCATTATGGCTGCTGGTCAAGCGATTGCCACCAGGTACCTTGGTCCTGGTGCTGGTAAAGGCGTTCAAGCTTTGGCTCGTGTTGTTGACTAATTGTAAACTTCATAT